GTTAAACCTTGGAATTTCTAACCACTAACACAACCACCATATAGCCGCTTAATTGCGGCTTTCGCGGTATCTAACCATAAGGAATAACAATGATCGACATTAATGAGGCGCAGCTTGAGTCACTATCTAGGAAATGGGGCCAAGATGATCAGGGTATGACTTTCCAACAATTCAAGGCAACGGCACAATCATGCGTAGGCGATAACAGCATTATGGTGATGTGGTGCGGGATGTGGTTGGGAATTGAAATCGACGGATACACTCACTCTTAAGGGGAATCAAATGACCTATTCACAATACCGATTAAAGCTATCTAAACTTTCCAGCTTGTACCGCCATGCATATAGGAATGGTGCAACCATCAAACAATCTAGTAACGGCGATTATGTCGACTGTCCATGTGCTAATAGTTGGGCTGTTAAGTATTTCAGGACTAGGAAACGCGCACTGATTAACGCATACCCACAGCATAGCAAACGGTACGCTTACGACCCAATATCAGTCCCATCATTGATACTCCAACCTAATAACTAACAACAAGGTGAAAAAAATGAACTATTTTGAATTCAAAAACGAGTACATAAACACGTTGCGGGAATTTCTCGCTATTGATAAGGCAGAGGATAACTACCCTAAGATGATATTCGGGCCATGTTCTAATGATCTGGCTAACAAATTGGCAGACTTAGAGGAATCTCGACCCGATTGGGTTGAGAAAATAGAGGATCTGCTAGCAGATAACCATCTGTTGCAAAATTAGCCTAACAACTAACCTTTCCCACTATGGCCCGCTTATGTGGGCTTTTTGGGTGAAACTAACCAATAAAACAAGGTAACAAAATGAATACACAACTAGAAAGAGCGGTTATTGATCAACTGGGCTTGAGCTATACCGATGTCAGCGAGCTTAGGGGAACCCTAAAAAATATTCGAGACAATGGCATTGATGGCGGGTTTGGCTCGTTTATCTACCACGCCGATACTGTGAAGTTCGCGGAAGACAACAGGTCTGACATTTTAAACATGGCTAAAGATATGGCCGGCGATTTTGGTTTAGATGGTGCCTATAGCCTGATAGCTGGCTTTAATTGTCTTAATGATATGACAGCCGACAGTGTGGCTGAAGCAATCCATAGCCCAGATTCTGAAGACTATACCTATGTGATGAACTCGCTGTCATGGTTCGCCGCTGAAGAAGTAGCCAGATCATACGATTACGAATAGATTTCAGGCTATACAAACATCACAAACCAAAGGCACAACGAATGGATAACTATAAATCGGCACTACAACGCATTAACAACGCCAAAACTGCAAAGGCTTTGCAAAAAGCGGAAGTGGGTATTGAGCGAGTATATAACGCGGGATTCTTTACAGAAAACGAATTTATGCGACTCGACGGCAAGATACTAAACAAAAAAATAGGGGATAAAAAATGAAAGTAGAATTAAAGAATCTCAAGCATTCAGAATTTGCGAGTCGAGAAACTAATTGTTTCGAAGCTACAGTATGGATAAACGGGAAGCGGGCTTTTTACGCTTCGAATGACGGCAATGGTGGTGCTGATTTGTACGCACCCCTTGATAATCAGGATCGAGGCAAGTTTACCAGTTTGCTAAATGACCTGATAAACCATTGCTTGACCCTGCCAAAATGGGGGTCTGAATTTGGTGATGCCGACAACATGGACGTTACGCCCGAAATTTTGATCGGGAATCTTGTAAGCGACATGCTTGACTCTAAAAAGCTAAAGAAATCATTAAAGAAAAAGGTTCTTTTCATTAATGAAAACGGAATTTATCAAACCGCATACGGAAACAAGCGGCCAGTAGATCAAAATTTAATTGATATGGTTAAAGACGAGAATCCAGATTCTATTATTCTCAATTGTCTCGCATTTAATGAAGCACTAGACCTTTATAGGGGTGAACACGCATGAAAATATTAAACCTTTACGCTGGATTAGGGGGAAATAGCCTTTTCTGGAAAAATCACGATGTTACTGCTATTGAATATACCGAGGAAATTGCAAATTGTTACCAGGTTAATCACCCATCGCATAAAGTAATCGTTGCAGATGCACATCAATTTTTGCTTGAGCATTTCGAGGAGTTTGATTTTATTTGGTCAAGTCCACCATGTCAGTCGCACAGCAAAATGATTAGATCTGGCCGAAATCGTAAGCCTAGATACCCTGATTTCCGAATGTACGAAGAAATACTGTTTTTACAGCATAACTTTAAAGGTAAATGGGTAGTTGAAAACGTAAAACCTTATTATCAACCGCTAGTTGAGCCATCAAAAACAATTGGTAGACACTTATTTTGGAGTAATTTTGATATTCCAGATATCGAAGATGAAAAGCCCCCGATTAACTTTATCAATGACCAAAATTTAACGGCAAAAGAAAAGCTGTGCGAATGGCTAGGCTTGAAGTATGGAAAAAATATTTATTACGAAGGAAATCATTGCCCTACTCAAGTTTTAAGAAATTGTGTACACCCGAACATCGGAGAAAAAATACTGTTATCCGTTAAAAACGAGGAGGTATAGCAGTTATATTCTGGCATTTGCCACTGGATTTTGGCATTTGCCACGAAAATCACTTGAAAATGTGTTAAGGGAAAAAGTCAGAGGACAAATTGACCCCTAGCTGTCCTGTACTTTGAAAAAAAAAAGTGCCAGCCTAGTCTATGGGAAAGGGAGGTATGTTCAGGCCAGTGTTTACGCGGGTTGTAGCCAGTTAGTCGAGCATACCTTTGTAATATTCAATCGCCATGATGTAGTCACTTTTTGACCTTTTCAGGATGACTGATCGGTTAGCGTCAAATTTTAATGCTTCAAGCATATCTGTACCGTATTTTTCTTTGAATCCAGCCTCATAACCAACCCAATTTCCTTGTTGCATATTGCAGTGAGAGCATTGAATATTTATGTTGGCCTCGCACAAAGCAGCCCTGTCATATCCGAAAGGGGCTATTATTTCGTTTGATATTTCGGTTGGATGAAGTGGTAAACCTAAATGATGACTACCGCCCTGACCCTTCGGCACAAAATGCCCTGCCTGGCAGTCTACAGTATGGTTGGAGAGGCTTTTACCGCACGAAATACACGCGCTGTAGCCGTTTTCATCGCTATCCCGTTGTTTGATCCACTTAGCGACAATATCCCAGAAAAAGCGTTTTAACTGAGGCAGTGTCTTTTTTTGAATATTCCTACTTCCGCGAGAACCTTTTATGCTTGCAACCTCATAGAAGTGTGCTAATGTTTGTTTTGAGCGAGGCATCTGGAAATGCCGGCTGCACCGTCAAGATTGCATAGAACAGATAAGTCTTAATCGGCTTCCTCAAGTTCAGCACCTTAAAACACGGCCCAGCCACAGTCAACACACTTCCAATGCACTTGCTCCGCTTTCGGGGATAACAACGGCAGAGCGTATCTGTGAAGTATATGTGAGGTCTAACTTTGAGACCGAGATAAAGCAGGTGAAGCTGGCAAACGATTCCCCTAAGCGTGGGGAGGCGAGACCGACATGTCTTAATAAACTGTTCTGCATACCTGATCTCACATTGACATGATTTATATATAGGCCAGTAAAGGTCTAATGATAACTATTGCCTGAAGAAAGGTGAGCTAATGGAAGGGCATCAACCTGGTGAATGGTAGTTCTAATCTTGGAAGCACTCGATATGATTGTTGGACATTTAAAAACGAGAAGCTAATGAACAAGCAATTAGAACATAAATTCCAGAAACAAAAATTCTCAATACTCCTCGAACGAATGGAATCCCTCCAGTACGCCCTAGAAACACTTCATAAAAAGGTTGGCCTTGAAAATGTCAGCAGCTTTGAAAATGCTGTGAAAGGCGTTGAAGACTACTACCAAGGCATTATGGACGATCTGCTATTCGAAGCTAGATCTGAAAGTAATGACCCTGCAAACGGGTACTCAATTGACACCACTTGGTTGTCCGCAGTGTTGAAAGACGTTCAAGCAGGGATGGAGGATTAATGCAGATTAATTACGATTTTAAAGGCGAAGAGTGGATAGCTTTCTTGAAAAAAGATGGAAAACCTTACCTTTCTTTTGCTCCTTCATATATCGAAGCCATGTCCTTAATTTTTGAAATGATCAAGGAGGATAAAAATGATTAAACCATTTCCCAGAAAAGCAGTTAAAACTCGAAAAGGCCCAGGCGGCAAGTCTCTCAGCTACATCACTGCCAGAGCTTTAATGGAAAGACTTGATTTAGAAGTTGGTACGGCTAACTGGCAGACACGCTTTCATGAGGTAGCAGGGAAAAGCTGCTGTGAATTAGGCATCAGGATTGACGGTGAATGGATCTGGAAGAGCGATGGAGCCGGTGAAACCTCTATAGAAGGCGAAAAAGGCGGTTTTAGTGACGCATTCAAGAGGGCCGGTGTTCACTTTGGTTACGCCAGAGAGTTGTATCCAGATGCGCTGGAGGCTAGAGCAGCTTTAGGCGACCAATCACCTTACACTCCAGAAGAAGAGTCTGAAATGTACGAGCAGAGCCTCAAAAATGGCATAGAGGACTTATTCTAATGATGTGTATTCTTAAACCAGACGCTGATGACATCCCGCAGTGGTCATTATTCGATGAAAACTGCTTGGTTCGACACTATTCAGGTGAATTATCTTCTAAGAACGTCATACAGGCGATCTGGGAGGATTTCGGGGAGAACATAGCAATTACTATCGGTTACAGCGATACACTTGGAAAGCGGCTCTACATGGCTGCAAAACAACGGGCAAAAGCCCATAACTATTGAGGTAGATGTATGAGTGAACAATATGACAATCGTGGAAAAATTAGTTTGTGGAAAAACACAACAGACAATCCAAGCGCACCTGTAGCAAAAGGTCACTTTGTGGCCCATCGAGACATCAAGGAAGGTGAGCAGATTGAGGTTTCATTATGGAAAGAAAGCAACCAAAACCCGAACGCTCCAGTAATGAAGGGGAAGATCCAAGACAAGTTTGTCAAAGACGGCTTTACTGACGCTCCTCCTGTTGCTTCTTCAGAAGATATCCCCTTCTGATGGTTACTAACAAGTTCAAGCTACCCCAATTTGTAGTAGATGCCCTGACGCACAGTGACTACACCCGTGGTGATAGTGATATCAGTGTGACTCAGTTGATCGACAGCTCCAGGATTGCTCGATTACAGCGAGAACATGCTGATGAGCAGACCAAAGATGCTGTGGATTTTGTTTGGTCACGCTTTGGCACCAGTGTTCATACGATGTTTGAGGAATCTCTCAAGGCAACGGGATCTGATGTCATCACTGAGGAGCGGTTGTTCACAGAAACGCAGGGTTGGAAGCTATCAGGGGCTATCGATGCTCAAGAAGTAGGTGATGATGGAGTCATAATTTCTGACTTCAAAGTCACTTCTGCTTGGTCTGTCATCTTTGACAAGTCATCTTGGCACACTCAACTGAACGTCTACGCTTACCTAGTCCGTAAAGCGAAGGGTCAGACAGTCAAGAAACTCCAGATTGTCGCCCTTTTACGGGATTGGGTTAGGCGTAAGGCTGAACAGGGAGGTGAATACCCTACCGCACCGATAGTCGTTCTTGATATTCCCATGTGGTCAGAAGCAGAGCAGGACGCTTATGTTGAGTCTCAGATAAAGAAGCACATGGAGGCAACAAACACTGACCAACCCCTTATTTTCTGCACTAGTGAGGAGACATGGCAGAAAGATACTGTCTATGCAGTGATGAAAAAGGGCCGGAAGAGCGCAGTCAAGCTCTACAAAACTGAAGCTGAAGCTGTAGAACGTGCTGAGAAGGAGGGTAGTAATCACTCTGTCGAGGTGCGTAAAGGTGAAAAGACACGCTGTAAAGGGGATTGGTGCGGGGTCAGCAAGTGGTGCGACCAGTATCAGTCAGAAGCTAAAGAGCAATTCCTAGATAAGTTGGGAGTCTAAATGTTTAAAAAAGGTGAAGTATACGGTATGGAGATCCAGCACGACTCTTGGTGCAAGACGCTAAAGACCGGAAGCGGAATGGATTGTAATTGCGATCCAGATATCCATTCTGAAAATAAAGAACTTGCAGACATCATAAAAAATGCCTTAGATAAAAAGGAGTTTAAATGAAACATTTTCAGGAAATTACCGTTCTTATCTCAGTCGATGACTACGGCACTGGCTCAAGTTGTGGTCTGGATGCAGTAGTTGGTGCGTTGGAGGGCATGACGGCTGATGGAGTCTCGTTGATCGACTACTCCAACCCTAAAAATAAACTACTGGTGGATGAGATTAAATAATGGAGCTTAGACCATACCAGGAAAAGGCGATTAGGGATGCGAGAGTGGCGGCTGCAAGTGGGCCTGTCATTCTCCAACTCCCTACCGGCTCTGGAAAGACCGTTATCGCAGGAGATATCGTTAAAAAGGCGTTAGCCAAGGGTAAGCGAGTTGCTTTTCTTGTGCCTTACATCTCTTTAATCGATCAAACATGGCAATCATTCTATAAGCAGGGCATTAAAGACATTGGAGTCATCCAAGCAGACCATCAATTGTACGATCTTGATGCTACCTGCCAGATATGTTCTGTCGAAACACTCTCAAGACGCAAGATTTACCCTGATGTCGATCTTGTTATTGTCGATGAAGCCCATAGAAGGTCTGCTTTTGTCCTGCATTGGATGGAAATGGGTGCAACCTTCATTGGTTTGACTGCTACACCGTGGTCAGTAGGCATGGCAAAGCACTGGAAGTCGCTGATTGTTGGTAAATCTACTCAAGAGATGATTAATGAAGGGTTTTTGTCTGACTTCAGAGTCTTTGCACCGTCTACACCTGATCTTGAAGGGGTCAAGACAGTCGCTGGAGAATACCATCAGGGTCAATTGTATAAGCGAGTCGCTAACACGACACTCATTGCCTCAATTGTCGATACTTGGGTAGAACAATCCGGCCATGAGAAGACTTTACTGTTCGCTGTTAACCGCGCCCATGCTGCTGAGATACAGGCACGATTCCTAGAGCGAGGCATTGCAGCAGGATACATCGATGCAAACACCTCCACAGAAGAGCGTGAGGTCATCAGGAAAGACTTTCACTCAGGGGTGATAAAGATTGTCTGTAACGTAGGATGTCTCGTTGCAGGGGTTGATTGGGACGTTAGAACGCTAATCCTAGCTGCTCCGACTAAATCAGAGATCAAATACGTTCAAATGGTAGGCAGATCACTCAGGACAGCGGAAGGTAAAGACTATGCCCTGATCCTCGATCATTCAGATACCACTCACAGACTAGGGTTTGTCACTGACATTCTCCACGATGAGCTAAACGATGGCTCCAGAAAGCAGCCTTTAAAGAGAGAGAAGCCAGAACCTAATCCCTGTCCTAAGTGTGGAGCATTAAAGACCTCATCTGTCTGTCCTCACTGTGGTTACAGGTACATTCCTCAGTCCAAGGTAGAGAACGAGCGGGGTGAGTTGGTTGAGATCAAGAAGGTTAAGGAAATCAAGAAGGAATACTGCAAGGAATCCAGGTTAGAGGCTTATTCCATGTTCCTCCACTTTGCTAATAGGCGAGGATTCAAGGAAGGCTGGGCCTATCACAAGACAAAAGAGTTAACAGGATCATTCCCATGCAAGAAAGTGCCGCCAATACCGCCCAACGAAGAGATCCTCAAGTTCATCAAGAGTCAGACAAGCAAGTGGTCGAGGGAGAAAAAGAAGCTTTCTGGCGAGAGCGGTTCAGAGAAGCAAACACCTTTGCTTACGAAGTAGAGACTAGGAACCATGACCTCCAGTTTGAGGTTGATCTACTGAAGAAACAGTTAGCTTACGTTGAGAAAAGACTAGATAGCGCAATTGAATGGTGGGAAGAACTAAAATTACCGGAACGAATGGGGGATAGGAATGATCGTTGAGTTGAACTTAGCAGAACAGAAGTTGGCACAGTATCTGGCGAAAGCGCGGTATGAAAACGCTAGAGGACGCAACAAGCCTGACATGAAAAAGGGGCCTCAGTCGAACGAACAGACTGACTTGGAAGGCATAGCAAGTGAGATTGCCGCAGCAAAGGCAGTTAATGTCTATCCTGATCTTGAGACAGACCTAGATGATCTTCCAGACATAGACCTACTAAGCAGGAAAGGGTATTCAATTGATGTCAAGGCAACAACTTATCCGAATGGAAAGCTAATCACTGCTCTTTGGAAAAAAGATAAGTCCTGTCAATTCTACATGCTAGTCATTGGTAAGTTTCCCAAATATAGAATTGCTGGAATTATGTCAGCAGATGAGCTAATGCGTGACCAGAGAATTAAAAACCTGGGTCATGGAGATACATATGCCGCAGAACAAACAGAGTTGCAGAGCATTGATGAATGGCTTGCAGACTATGGATAAGAAGAACATCGAGTATATGGGAACGACAGGTCAGATTAGAGACTACAGTAGTTAGAAGGAACCATGATGAGACAAGAAAGACGCACTAGATTTGATGTAACAGAGAAGACTTGCTCTGGGTGCTGGAAAACAATGCCAATGAATAAGTTTAATACCAAGACAGGTAACGCAGACGGGAAAGAATACCTTTGTGCAATGTGTCAGTCACAAAGAATGAAAGAATATCGAACAAGGAAAGCAGAAGGATTATGAAAAAAGATAAAAAAGCTCACTGGAGAAACTGGTCAGTCAGTAACCCTCTCCGGTATGACGGGGTACGCCCTGCAAGAAAGAACCTCAAAGGTAAGAAAGAAGAGTCTGAACTAATTGCAGAGCAGACTAGAGCGTTTCTGGAGGGTGGTGGAGAGATTGAAGTCCATGAGCAGGACTTTGCTGTCTATATCTCAAAAGTAGCTTACGGCTATCAGAGTGGCGGCACATGATTAACCTCTATGTGTTTACTGTCTTTGGAATATTTACCTGGGGACAATACCCGTCCTACCAAGAGTGTCTGGAAGCGAACAAGCAGTTAACTGTATGGCTTCAAGACGTAGGCAGCACCAAAAACCTGTACTCAATAGAGTGCATTAAATTAGGAGACATTAAGTGAGTGATCCAGTAAACCCAGAACACTACAAACAGGGCGACATCGAGTGCATTGCTGCTATCAGAGCCTCAATGAGTGCCGAAGCTTTCAAAGGCTATCTCAAAGGCAACAACATAAAGTACATCTGGAGGTACGAAAACAAGAAAGAATCTAATCCTCTGGAGGATCTTAGAAAAGCTCAGTGGTATTTAGATGAACTAAAGAAGGTTGTATCTAAGGAAAGGAACTTGTGAAGGCCAAGGAGATCAAGGGTAAGGCTCAGTCCCGTGAAGCTATGTTGGAGTTTCTTACAACAACAACTGCGGCAATAGACATGCAATACCCTGTCGATATCAGCATTACTACGGACACTGGGGTAAGGAAGTGCCAAGCAGTGTTTTGGATTTGGATGAAAGACATTACCAAACATTTGCGAAACACATGGCCTAACCACTACTCCGCTTTAAATCCAAATGGAACTGATATGCACGACAAGGTTTGTCAGTGGTTTCTTGGAATGACAAAAGCAAAGAAGTTTGGCAGAGAAGTTACTGCTCCCATGCAGAAGACATTAACTAGTCCCAAGATGAGTACAGGAGAGATGATAGACCTGTTAAGAAGAATAGAAGAGTGGGCTATATCTCAGAATATACCGCTCAACCAAGAACGCAGCGAATACACAGAGGCCAGATAACATGATTAACGATATATTAACTCAAGACTTTCAAGTAACCGTAGTCAGGGAGTTTTGTAAGCTCCACAACGATGTAGCAGAAGATGAGGCAGTCCGTAAGGCTTGTAGCGTCCTGATGGAATACTGCAAGCCTGTGGATTAGTTAACTCCCGACCTACGCATTTCTTTTAGTTTATCCTTGCGCTTTCTTTCTTCTTTTTTCTCTATACCGCCACCAAACCAATTGTAAGAAAGATCGCCAAGCCAAGGGAACACTTTTATAATCGGAGCAACTTCACCATCTTTTATAGCTTGGTAAACACTGTCTCCAAGTCTTCCTGCGGCAGGAGCAAAGCCACCAAGAACTGTTGTTATAGGATTTTCGGTTGCTTTCTCTGCAATGTATTTGTTTCCAAAGACTACGCTAGAAGAAATAGCTTGATCTACAACTCGATCAAAAAGCTCTTCCGGTTCGCTCATTGGACTGCCACGCATAGCCTCTCTTACTTCCTGGAAGGTAGCTTGTGCTGGCAATACAACCAACCCAAACTGCATCATTGTCTTCACACCTTCAGCTTGAATTTTTCTGTTTTTAGAACCCATCTTTTGAAGCGCATCACGCCTTAGTATGTCTAACTGTTTTATAGACCAAGACTTCAAAGCAAAGAAAATTCTTCCGTTTGGATTGTCTAAGTAAGCTTGAGGCATCTCCATTAAAGAAACAGGTTGAATATCTGACAGTTCATTGAAAGCAAGCAACTTAATGTTTTCTGTCATTACTAAATCTTCAGAGCGTAAATCCCTGCCAACGGAATCGACTTCATCTCCAAAATATTTCCGATACATTTCGTTAAATTTTGCTGGATCTCTTTTTGCAATAGCTCTTGCTTTATTAATTGCAGCATTAATGTAAGTGTCTTTAGTTAATCGGTCAGCCGCCCTAAACCCAGACCACTTTAAAAGGTTAGTTGTCAGACCTTTCCCTGTAACAATATCTTGGCTAACAGTATTGATTAGGCCAAGTTCTGTAGCCGTAAGCTTTCTGTTAAGAGTGCCTTCCCAGCTTTCCTTTACTCCATTTTTCACAACAGACCATGCCAAGTCACCTAACTGAACAACGGCGGCAGTAGGCTGGGCTAATAAAATAGCCGTTTGAACGTCCCTAACTCTAGCTAAACCAGAAGACATTTGTTGTTCGCCAGAAACAAGTCGTGAAGTAATTAAATTATTTAGCTCAGAAGACTCCTTATCTGTTAAACCTTTTCCTGCTTTTGCGACAACCGAACCTATGCTCTTTTCAATCTCTCCAGAAAATCCAGTAACTTCTTTTAAAGCAATGTCTTTTGATATCTTGTTAATGTACCTTTCAAGTGATGCTGTTCCTTGTTCATAGAACTCAGAAAGAGGATCGTCAATATAAGGAATTCCTCTACTTTTTGTATAGCCTGACCCAGGCGTTAACTTGCCTTTGCCTGTTAAAAAGTCATTAACATACCTGCTAATAATGTCTTCATCTAAACCGTCAATAGACTCAAGCTTGCTTTTAATATGCCCGTCAGAAAGAGCTTTCGCTTTAATAAAAGAATTAAGATCACTGCCGCCTGTACCAAGATATGTTTTTAGCTTACCTAAATCACTAACCGCTCTTGGAAAGTAATCTTGAACATAAGGCATTTCTATGCCAGATTTTCTGCCTTCATCATACAGTTCATTTAAGACTGCTTTAACCTCGTAAACAGAGTCAGCACTACTAACTCCTTTTGCGCTTAGTTTAAGAAAAGCTTCATCGTAATCACTATTCATTAAATCTTTAGTTATTTGTCTTGCTGTTGCATCGTCTAATCCATTCATGGCATTTACAAATGGTTCAACCCTGGAAGACATTCTTGCTGATAGCTCTTTGTTCCTAAACTCAAACCTACGCATTGTCCTAAATGCTTCTTCGCTTATGTTGGATATTCTTGTGCTGGTAACACCAAAAATATAGTCGGCTGCTTCAGCTAAAGGTTTCAGGCCCATCTTTGAGTCTAAAGCTGTTTTTGCTGCTTGAGAAACAACACCTCTTTTATTGGCCTCAGACTGTAATCTCGCAAGAGTTTCTGGTATTTCTTCAGGTGTTAATGGTCTTACTAAAGGAGCTACTTGGGCTTTTGTTTGTTCGCTAAGTCCCATGTCATCTGACGCTCTTTTGACAGCAATACCTGCATCCTCAACGCCTTGCAATTGGTATTCTCTTGTTTTTTCATTAAGTTTTCCTGCAACTTTAGCGGCCTTATTGTCGCTTAATGGAATTGCATCTAAAGACTCTTGGATCTTTTTGATTTTTGTTGCCGCTGCTTTTGTTCCTGTAACAACAACTTTTCCTAAAGCAGGGATTACAATTCCCCCTACTGCTCCATATCCTGCTTCTGGAGATGTTACTGCTTCAACTAAGTCTACCTCTCCTTTGTTCATGTACTGTTCTGCTGCGTTTATTTCTGTACCCCAAGCACCGCCAGAAACAGCCCCATAAAGAAGTTTGTGAAGAAAGCCTGTAGTCTTTGCTATAGCAAGACCTGGAGCAAGAATTGTGGGTGAAGTAATTGCACCCCCTGCCTTGCCTACACCTAAAGCAATCTCTTGCTTTGTTGTAAGCTCTACTTCTTTTAGATATTTAGAAACTTCAGGATGGTTTTGCTCTAACGACTTAGCAGAAACGTCATCCATGATGGCTAATCTATCGTCTGGTGTTAACGAATCATTCCAAACAAAATCACTGCCGTATAGCTCAGTAGCTGACTCAAACCCTTTTCCTATATCAAACTCAGAATCACCTGCACCAATTCCCATAAATCGAGAACCGTAAATGTATCTGTTAAAGGGGTTTGTTGACTCTGCAAGGAATCGCTTAGTAACCATCTCAACATCACTAAGCTGTTCTTGAAAACCGTATGATGCTAAATCAGACAACTCAGGTTCTTTCTGCGGCTCAGCTACAGCGGATTGAAAACCAGTTTCTTTCTTTTCCATAAGTGATTCATAAACTCTAGCAACAGTTTCAAAATCTTCTGTGCCTTGCTTGTCTTGGTTTTCAACAATCCAAGTTGCGTATTCTTGAGCTTCTGTCTTCATTTATTTTTTGTCTTTTTGTTTAGAGTTTTTTAAAATTGCAGCAGCCCGTATTTGATCTTCTGTCAAATTTTCTTTAGGTATTTTTGACGGTGCTGATCCTCTAAGCTTTTTTAACACGCTATCAAAATCTACATCTAAGTTAGCAGCAGAAACATCTTTATCTCCAAGGCCCCCACCTTCGCCGCTAATTTTCATTTCATCTAAAGCCATTTTAAGAGCTTGTTCGTTGCTAACAGCGGAAGGCGAGTTTGCTTGAATAAAATTTGCAAGCTCTGACAATTTTTCAACCAATCCTTCTTTTATGTCTGGCTTATCTAAAAACCCTAAAGATGTTACATTTCTTGATGCAAATTCTTTATTAAGAAATTGTGTAGTGTTAAGTCGATCACTTGCAGATACTTCTTTGCTTTTTATAGATTCAGGTTTTTTTGGCGCAGTAGTTTTCTTAAAGTTATTTATATCTATTCTTACCGGATTTCCTTCTCCAGTAAGTTTTGCCATGTACTGGTCACCTTCTGGCGGATTAACTTTTACTATTTTAACTATCTCTCCAGTTTCTATATTTTCATGCTCAACTGGAACAGTTATGTCTATTCCTGATTTGAATAATTTTATTTGCGCCGTAGCGTCTTTTATATTTATAAATCTATTATCAACACTATTTGCGAGTTCAGAATAGAATGTTTTTTCTTTTTCTGTTTTAGTTTCACGGTTTCTTAAAACTTTGCTAAAGTTATTGTTTGCAAAAGATTCTACGTTGTCGTTAAAGTCTGCCTGTTTAAGCCCACCAATTAATGAGTAATAATCGTCATCTAATTTTACGTCAGGGTAAAGACTTTTAACGTAAGCTCTTGCTGCGTCAGAACCTAAATTGGTAATTCTTCCTTTGCCAGCAACAATTTGTTCTTTGGTTGCCGCCCCTGATGATCTTCTAGCTAAAAGTTGATTAACAGTCCCTCCTGCGTTTATAAAAGTTTCTTCTCTTTCGGTTAAATTTAGCTCTCCTACGGCCTCAAGCTCTTTTCTGGTTTTTTCCAGATTCATGCTTGTACCAACAGTAATAGATCCTGATCTTAAAAGATCTTGTTGAGCTTTAGGTATTCCTTGATTTGCAGCTATATAAGCATTTAAAGATTCTTCTTTTCTTTGCAGTTTTCTTATAGAGCTAATATCGCTTTGAATTTGCAAACGAACTCTAGGATCTTTTTCTCTAGTTAATAGCTTTTGTTGAGCCTCTATTTGCCCCGCAAGAGTAGTAGTGTCAATGGCTGCAAGGTCTGTTTGAAATCTTTTTTCTTTCATCTGACCAGGAACGCCGCCAATAGCTGCTCCAAGATTAGCAGCACCCTGAAGCATTCCTGTTGGACTAGATAGATTAGCCAGAAATTGTTGTGAAAATGTAGCCATTGTTTGTCTCCTATTACTCGAACAAGCCGCCTAATGCGGCTGAAGCCATGCTTGTACCAAACCCGCCAGCAATGCCAGCCTGACCCAATGCTGATGACAGTAAAGCCTGAAGGCCAGCAGCGTAAGTCTCTCCGTAAGCACCTGTCTGCTGAGATGTTGCCTGTCTTCTTTGCTCTGCTCCTGTCATGCCTGGTTGCAATGCTCCGATAAGCTGTTGTTGTGGCATATAACCAGCGGCTAACATGCCAGAACCTAACTGCGCCTGACGTTGTTGCTCTTGACCGGCAAAGGTCATTGCACTTAGCATGTTCTGACTATAAGCCTCTTCTTGCGCTTTAGCCAAAGCTAATCCTTCAGGAGTACCACCAAACATACTAGTCTCTACACCCAGCCTTCCTTGTGACTGTAAGCGTCCTTCTAGTTCAGTGCGCTCACGCTCTCTTTCGGGTCTAATAGCAGCCATCATTCTTTCAAAGACTTCTTTTTCTCTATCTGCTGTACCTACTTGTGCTGCGTCAAACATGCCCCCAGCACCAGCCAAACGATTCTCGTAAAAAGCTTGTTCATTAGGGGAAAGGTTCAGCTTATATTCCATGTCACCAGGAACTACTGTGCCGTCATCTAAAGTAGTGTCATCTTGGCGCATCATGCCAAAGTCACTACCAGTAGCTGTGGTAACAGTGTATGGCTGAAACTGTAGTCTTTCTTCAAGAGCATCAGCAAGACCGCCAGTACGCATACCAGTAACAGGATCTACAGTTCCTCCTGAAAACTCTTTAAGGGCTTTCTCGCCAATACCGCCTAAGTCTCTATAGCCTTTTTCTGCTAGAGCTAATCCAGCAGCAGTGCCGCCTATGCCTAATATGTTTTCAAAAAGCTGTTGTCCATCACTTTTAGCAACTGTTGTTGTATGTGCAACCATTAGTAAGTCCCTCCGTTAATTACGCTGGACAATGTTGTTTCCATATAATGTTTCATATTGTTCTACCTAATAACGCAAGCACGTTGATTTCCTGTAATGACATTTCTTTACCGTCAATGTCAGATTCCATGTTGATAGATAATGTTCCCCCACTGCCTGTCGTATTGACGTTATTACGAGAGAGGAACTGCCCAGAAGTAAACTGACCTACGTTAAATTCAGCTACGTTATATTCAGATGTAGCGTTACTAGTCAGTGTTATTGTTGCAGAAGCAGAAGATGAATTAAAATCATACGCCCATCTAAAGAATATATTGGAGTTCTCTCCACCAAATATAGTCGGTCTTATCTTCTTCAAGAACTTGAGCTTGGCAGGATCTCCGAATGACAACTCAGGACTCGTATACTGAAAACGATACGATGTGCTGTTGTCTTGAAAGCCTGAATACTTACCTATGCCGTTTACACTGCCAATCAGAAGTGTTCCATTGTCTTGCCTAACGTAAGACGTAAATCCTGTCCCAGGCCATCTAGTCGCCCTGTAAGACCCGTTATCCAGTGTGCCTCTGACATCAAAGCAGAACGTCACATCACGGCCAACAAAGGTTAACAGGTAAAAGTTCTCTTCTGGATGATATACAGACCTGAATGACTCTGTTTCAGTCGTTAACGTAGCAATGATGTCTTTAGTAATCGTCCCAGACAAACTACTAATAGGCATCGACTTCTCTTGGATTGTCCTGCCAAAGCTCTTTAGCCCTGTTTGAGACAAGAATAAAACGTCTGTACCCGTGGCTTGTACTGTATCTCTGTCTACACAGCCTACGCCAGCAACAGTATCTGCAAGAGCCATCGATGCTGGATTGTCAGCACCTGAGTAAACAACAATACTACGCTTACCAAAAATAATTAGATGATTGTTGTGAGCAGATAAAGCCACAATCTCGTCATAACCGTCAGGCCAAACCTTAGCAATGTCGATATTGCCAGAGCTTCCACCATTCCATTTATGCCCAGACAAAAGGTCAGACCAGTAAATAGTAGACTTATCATCAGTAAAGTCAGCCGTCCAAAGCCTCCCGTAAGCTGCTAAGACTTCGTTACCGTTGATAGCTGCCGAAATACCACTGTTACTATCAGCAAGTGTTAGTTTTTTTACTTCGCTTCCAACACCTCCGTTAGCGTTATCAGCAATTGTGTTGTAGATTAACGGCTCAAATCCTCTCTGAAAGAAGTAGATACTGTCGTTAAAGTTAACCATCTTCCAGTTGTCAGCGTTAATCGTAACGTAACTACTAGGAGTTGCATCCACCAAAGTAGTTGTACCGCTGATGATCTTGTTGTTACCAACAGAAAAGACCTTGGTTGTGCCAGCGTTGTTCTTGAACTCTTTAATCGCTCGTATCTTGCCAGATCCCAGTACAGTCTTGTTTGTAGTAATAACGCTCAGACCTTTACGCGCAGCAATTCGTCCACGCTGATCTATTACAGCATTGTCTGCTACTTCAGCAAAAGACGGGTCTTGAGCCAAAGGAGAGTCTTCAGTGTTAATCCCCTTAAAGGCTGGTGCTACCAGATTGATGCTTGTTAGTTCTTGGGCCATTAGCTTCTCAACAAGTGTAGAAGATTGTTTCTTCTGGGTGTCTGCCAGCGTCTTGCGCTATTGCATCTGACAAGTATTTGTTAGCCATCTGGAAGTATTCAGCAGTAGACGTACCACCTGTCTCACCTCTTTCTCTTGAGGCAAAAGCTACGGCAAGATGTAGGACAGGAACTTCCGGTATCTTTAAGACATCTGTGTCACCGCTTAAGGCTGCATTACGCTTTGCTGCTTTAAACTTTATTGAGTAAACCCCATCAGGCTTTGGATAGACCTCTAGTATCATGTCTCCGTTAGAGTCAGCACCGTTGTAAGTGTAGTATTGCGGTGATCCACTCAAAGGCGTTTGTAATAAGAACTGCTCTTCAAACCAATTGTTTGACTTATACTCCATTGTTAGGTTTGACGTATCGTTAATAACTAAAAACTCTTTAATCTTGTGCTGAGAGCCTGTCAAAGGATAGGTATGGTCACCAGAAGACGTTGTAATCGTAATCAACGTCCTTAATGCAGACCAATCCCATGCGTTCTCTACAAGGTCTTTAGCATCGTTAACCAGATCACCAATTAGCTTGCTGTACGAATTAGCAGGAACAGTAGATACCTCTGTCTCCCGCAGTCTTCTCAATACGTTGTTTACTAAATCTAAATACGTCATTAGATCATTCCTTTAAAATAATTATTTAAGCCTAGCTGAAGTTACCAAACAGGCTTTCTTGCATAATGCGGTCAAGAGAGGCGTTGTAATCCTTCTTTAAATTATAAGGTACTGCTTGAAACTGTGGCAATCCATAGTTAATTGCACCTGAGTATGGTTCAAACATACCTCCAGCACCACCACCGCCACCACCGCCGCCACCGCTTTCTTCCGGCTCTTCTGTCTCTGGAGTTCCTGTAAAAAGGTCTTCAGGTTGGAAAGGATCATCCTCTGGCGGATTGTCTTCAGGTATTACTCTTGGATCATCGTCTGGCTTAGGCTTTGGCTTTGGATCATCGTCTTTAGGGTCATCGTCCTTTGGATCATCGTCCTTTGGATCATCGTCTGGCTTTTTGTCTGGATCAGGATCAAGGTCAGGATCTAAACCAGGATCAAGGTCAGGATCAAGGTCAGGATCAAGGTCAGGGGTAAGATCAGGATCTAAAGGAAGGATTTCATTAGAAGCTTTACCTGGAGGCTTTTCTCCAAAAGGACTTTCTGGAGGTGGAGCATCTGAAGGAGGAGCATCTGACGGCTGAACCGGAGGTAATCCATCATCAACAGGAGTTATAGGAAAAGGATCTCCACCAAACTTGCTAGGATCTCCTCCTGACTTCCAATCATCTACTTCTTTCAAAAAGATATCGTATATATCTCCTAAGATGCCTTGACCCATCCATCCAGTTTTAGGAAGAGTTTCAGATCCTTCAACAAGAACGCCAGAGAATATTTCTCCAAGCACTTCTGTCAGTGTTTTATTTGATGTTCCTGCCACTACTCCACCAAGATCCTTTAGATCACCCAAGGCTCCTCTAGCTTCGTCAAGAATTTGTCCTGGGATAGCAAGAATGTCTTTACCTGCTTGAGCTACTTTATTTTTAGCTTCTCCTAATACATCGGGCAGCGGCACTAAGCTTCCGTCTTCGTTGAGAATCTTAATTCTCATAGGGCCGCCAATAGACGGTATACCTACAGGAACTTTAAGAAGAAGACTAGTTCCGTCATTAGGATCAATCTCAAAACCTATGCCCCCTTTTGCGAATACGTTGCCTAACAATTGGTCGTAAAGAGCTTGCTCTATAGGCGTTCCAGTAGAGGTGCTTTTAAATATCCCCGCTTGATCTTCTTCGCTCATTGCTGCAAACGAATTCTGCACAGAAGACAAGTAGTCATCAGCAACAGAGCTAGGAGGAGGCAGCTCTTCTGGAGGATTATCTTCTGGGAGAGGCTCTTCTGGCGGGGGAGGATCTTCTGGAGGTGCATCTTCTGGCGGAAGCTCTTCTGGAGGAAGCTCTTCTGGAGGAAGCTCTTCTGGAGGAAGCTCTTCTGGAGGAAGCTCTTCTGGAGGTGTTTCTTCTGGAGGAGGATCTTCTGCTTTTGCAGCTTCTTCTCTTTTCCACCTTGCGCTTATT